CGCCTTGCCGAGCCGACCTTCCGCTTCCGCCAGAACGTCTTCGTACTTGTCGAGGAACTCCGCCACGGCAGCGTCGAAATCCTGCTTGTATTTGCGCATCGCGGCGGTGTATGCAAAGTACCCGGCGGAACTGAGAATCCGGTAGCCGTCGTCGAACCACGGGAGTGTGCGCAGCCAGTGTTCCTTCCGGGCAGCGTTGGCGATCTGGTGGATGCGGTCGAGTGCCGTGCCTTTGAGCAGAATCTTGATGTAACGTCCGCTACCCTTCTCGGAACCGTACTGCTCGGCGACGTCGTTGGAAATCTTGGTATCGAGCTTGGACCCGCCCCACTGGGAGACGTCCAGACTGACCAGCATAGTTCGGCCGGCAACGTCGCCGACTTTGGATTGCGGTTCAGCCCCCGTCTTGGCGTTTGCTGCGGCCTTCACGCTTTTGGTTTTGGATGTTTTCGGTGCGGTTTTCTTTGTAGGCATTTGATTCCCCTATCGGTTTATTCGGCTGGTTTATCCAACCGATAGGGGAATCTTAAACGAACCTTAAACGGAAGTAAAGAGTTATTTTACGCCGTTCGGGTTGTCGGTTTCCACCTTTCAGGTTCACGCTTGCACGATGCAATCGTATCACCTGTTGTGGCTTCAATGTAAGATCGTGTATCAGCCGATAACACTGCGGCCGCGTGGTCCCCATGAACTCGGGGTAAATCGACCACGTTCCACACTTTGAATCCACCGCCCCGTTATGTGACCGCCCCCATTTGAATTTATTCATGTTGGCGCGCACGTTCACGGATTTCGGCCAACGTGCTGATGTCGCACACGTCGCCGTTGTAGTACACGGTTTCCATTAGCGACCGCGTGCGCGGCAAACCCTTGCGGTCGGATTCATACACGGGCTCGTCCAACCGCATCAACGTAAAGCCGTCGTCCACGTCGAGGATACCTTCTTTGGACCGCTTACCAGAATCAGTGACCGGGTCTTTGGACACCGGCCGCCAAACCCCGTCGATCTTGGCAGACGAGCATTTGAATGCGAACTTGCACGTGTCCCGATTCACCTTTTGGAGAAGGCCACCGCCAGAACCGAACGACAGATTGTCGGCGGACCAGCCCAAAGCCATGTAGTGATTGATCAGATGGCCCAATGTGGCATAGTCGATTCCATCACCCTGAATTAACCGCACTTTCGGATTCAATACGGTGAACCCCTTGGCGTTTACCATACCACCGAACGCGGAATACAACAAATTTGACACCGTTGGGAGCACAACCTTCGGGTCACCGGAATCCGGCCGAATCACCAAGCACCCGTCGCGTTCGAGGACCCGGTCGCGGAGTTCGCCACCCCATAGTACACGGCACGCTTCATAAATGTTGTAACTGTCGCTGACAACCGCTACCGTCCCGGTCGGGTACTGGTCGAGCATGTTATGGTACGCGTCAATTTCGTAGTCACGGCCCCACGACGTGATCGTTGAATGCTCAGCTGCCGGCACCGAAAAGCCCGCCATGGGTTCACCGTAATACTTTTCACCCAGTTCGATTGCCGCGAACGTGTCGGTGCCCTTGAAATTGACGAGATGGGCCAACCCACCGATGGCTGCGCTTTCGACGCTCGTCGATCCACGGTACCCGAAATCGTGGAGCCTGAAGTCGATCGTTTCCGGCGTTCCAGACTGCTTGAGTGCGTCGAGGATGATTTTTCGCATTGCATGGCTTTGCGTGCACACCGTTGTGGGGTACCACACTTGCGACAATATCGTTTCGACGTAATTGGTCAGCCACGGTACCGCCGGATCGGTGTTAACCACGGTGATCAGCGGTGTGCCCGTTGGAGCCACCGTGCCTTCAGGCAGCGCCCGGATTTCAAGCGGGAGGTACCCGCCGTACCGGCCAGCGATATGCAACCACCCGGTCTCGTTGAAATACGCGGAGCTCCCGAAATGCTTGTGGAACCGGGTTTTTGCTTCGTGGATCGTCCCGTGGTTGACGAGCGACCCGGTCAGATAACGGCGCAGTATGTACTGCAAGCCGAAGAACACCGTTCGGTCGAATACCCCGCCCCGGCTTTCAAAATACGAAAAGACGTGCTGGGTTCCCGGCGGATACTGTTTGTGATGGCTGACCTTGTAGGAGTCCGTCATCATGATGATATTGTCGTGCATTACTTTTCCTTGTTTTGAAACTCGCGTTGAACGGCAACAGCGAGTGGTTTGTGGGCGGGCAGAACGGCATCGACGATTTTATCGACATCGAACCATTGGGCATCTTGCAAATCATCACCAACTCGGATTGCACCGAATATGTAATCGAACGTAAACAACGCGGTCATCACTTTGTTGGGTGAATTCCGGTAACGCCAATCGTCAACACGGAACGACCCCGAGTACGCCGGATTTGCAATTTCCAATTGGCCGAGTTCTTCGCGGGCTTCGCGACCCGCTGCGGCTTCGAGTGACGCGTCCGTTGGGTCGACAAATCCGCCGGGGAATCGCCAACCCGGTTCACCGGCTTTGCGCCCGAGAATCACGGCCGCTGCGGACATATAACCCTGAATACGGTGAACGATGGCAGCACGTTGAACGATAGCGACGTCAACGGCTTGGAACGATGTTGGGTACATGCTTGATGCCCCGTAAATCACCCCATCGCGAAATGCGGACAACGCTGATGGACCCTTTGTTAGTACTCGACTCCGTAGTGACGTGGCTGAGTGCGGAAGGGTATCCAATGGCGATACCGTCGCTGCCACGATAGCCGTTGTGATGTATTTGCCTGTGTAGTGCGCGAAGTAGTTGTCCTTACCGCCGTAGCGCACCACTTGGTCGAGGGCAGCGGCACCGGACTTCGCGTACATGGCATCATGCGTTTCGCTGATAATTGCATCCAAATTTTCGGACCACGACTGATCCGACATATGGTTTTTCAGTACGCGAACGCGCAAATGCCCGGCGCGACCGATAGTATCGTAAAAATACTGCTCGATCATAAGGCTGCGGGTTCGTGCGTCCAACGGGTTTTGGCCGTCCCGTTGCCCCGTCGTATCCGCAATAACCACCAGCACCATTGCGCATTCATTGCGGGCAGCGTCCAGAACCGCTCGGTGCCCCGTGTGCAGGTACGGTGTTTGAAAGCGGCCGACGACGACCCCGAGTTTGTACTTCTTGTTTGTTTCCACGATTCCTCCAGTTGAATTATACACCGTATAGGTTTTTGGCTTAGCGCACCCCCGCGTTCCCCGTCAAGTCGGCCGGGATACCAACTGATTTGACACCACGGTAAACCAGCTTCAGGGTTTCCATTCGCTCGCGGTCGGCTTCCACTTTCGCGGCCGGTACGTTGTGTACATTTTGAAATCTGCCGTGACATCGCACCACGTAGATGACCGCCCCGAATTCGATAGCCGCGTCGATGTACGGTTGCGCATGGGCCTGCAGTATATGCTTGTTGTCCACCGCGACGTCCCGGCCGGCACGCAACGCCCAGCGTAGTTCGGCTAAGCAAGCACCGTGAGCGGCCGGTAGAAGTTCAGCGTCGAACGGTATACGCTTGTTCTCGAAGTACAAATCCGCACTCGCCACGCTCGACACCAACCCCGTACGGTATAGTTTCTTAGCCATTGTGGACTTGCCGCTTCCAGACGGCCCCTGCATGATTACGACGATCATTATTCCCCCTCCGATTGCATGGCCGTCACGTGCTTGCGCATTTCACCGGCCAGCTGTTGCGTAAGCCTGCCCCGGTCAACGGTGAGCCGGTCGCCCAGTTCGCGGGCAGCCAGTTTATCTTCCGCCGTTACCAACCGCCCACCGAGGGCCTTTAACACCAGCCGCGATTCGGCCGGTGTTAAGGAGAATTCCCAAGTTACTTTCATGTTTAGCATGTCAATCCCCTAGAATGACGAGTCGCCGTCCGTCGCGGCCCACGCCGTAAACGCCGGGAGCAATTTCAGCGTACCGTCGCGGTTTGTCGCTGCAAGCACGGCCATCTTCTGGTACTCTGCCGGCATACGGCGGAGGTACGCCATGATCGCGCTGAAATTGGCCTTGTTGGCCCGTGCCCCCAAAGCCTGGGCCACGGCGTAACTCAACGACGGGTTGTTGCCGTCGGGCAGCGCAGCCTGCTTTGGATTGCTGATGATGTGGTCGATGGACGGCAGCCCTTCGAACATCTTCTTGAATGTGATGAACTCGTTGGCCGCGTCGCCCACGCAACCCGTGATCAGCGCCAGTTCGACCATCGGCTCGGGCTTGGTTTTCAGGATATCGGACACAAACTCCCAACTGCGCAGCGTCGGGAACGCCTTGGCATCCTTCTTGGGCGAATAAAGCAGCGTCGGGCGGAACCGGGGGAATGCCGCAACCACGGGTTCGATACCGTTGGCGGGGTTGCATGCCCAAGTGTACCACTCCTCGAAATCCACATCCAGTTCGAGATGCACCAAACGATTCTTCATCGGCGTGGGCATCCTCGACGTAACACCACCATCGGTGTCGTAGTTCCCCGCGCAAACGATCGTCCAACCTTCCGGAAGCGTATACTCGCCAAGCTGCCGGTCAAGTACCAGCTGGTAGCAGGCGGCTTGCACAAGCGGGGGCGCTGCGTTGAACTCGTCGAGAAACAAAATGCCAGTGCCTTCGGTGGGGAGAAACGCAGGTTGAGCCCACGAAGAACGACCCTTCTTGTCGACAAAGGGGAGACCGCGCAGGTCAACCGGGTCGAGAAGGGCGAGCCGAACGTCTTTGATTTGGATTTTCAGGGTCTTGGCCACTTGCCGGACGATTTGGCTTTTGCCAATGCCCGGCGATCCCCAAATGAATGCAGGCCGTTTGGATTTGATGCACGCTACCAGCGCTTTGCTGAGTTGGGACGGTTTCAGTTTCATAGTTGCCTTTCGTTATTCGGTTGATTATCCAACCGATAGGGGAATCTTAAACGAACCTTAAACGGAAGTAAAGAAAATTATTTCGTCGACCACGGCAGCCCGATTTCAGTGGAACGGTCCTCGGACACGTACGTGTCACCAACCCGTTCCCGTCACTTTACGGCACCACCCGCAACGTAAGAAACGTGGACACCGCAAAAACAAGGTTCATCGGATAACCGGCATTTCACGACGAGCTTCGCGTAATGCGGGCCGCAATACGCTACCCCGGCTGGCGTGATGTATTTCGGCGGGTGTTTGCACTGGGTCGCCAACCCTTTCGGTCGATGCACGTAGCGGGAACATTTGTTTGGATCGGTCATATGACAAACGTCACGGACAACAAAACGCTGCGGTTACATTTCGGGCATTTGTATGCCGCTTCATCGCGGTCAACGACCGAATCGAGAATCATCGGTTGTCGCGTGTTGGTGTCATCGTCGTAGCAGGCTTCGCACGTCAATTCGACCTTCATGTGTGATTCAATTCTCGGTTTGCGTCCAGCCTTTTGAACGCCAGATTCCTGTGGCTTTTTGATACCCATTGATCCTCCGTTAACGCCGATTCCAGTAGATGAACTCGAAAACGGCCCAACCGCCGAAAAACACCAACAGTCCGTATACGATCCCCATAATTAATCCTTATCCGGCCGCATACGGACGAACACAGGGAACTTCAACGCCCGGACCGTGCCCTTATCGTTCATCCGTTCGGCAATCCCTTGATGCTCAATTTGCACCGTACATCCAATGAGTGTACTGCGTTGACGCCACAAATCCGCCCGTTGTTCGTCGTTGAACCCGGAACCTACTTCCGTTTCAATTTGGTAGCTAGCCCCCTGGTGCTTGAGTGGTCCTCCGACCAACAGCGCACCGAGCCCGCCCACGTACTTACCCTTCCCCTCCGCGAAGCCCGTCACGCACAAGTCAGCCTCGTAAACCGGCTTCACTTTCAGCCAGGTCTTGCTGCGCTTGAAGGCGTACATTGAATCCGGGTCTTTCAGGACGCTACCCTCAAACCCCTGTTGCAAGTGCTGCTCCATCAGGCTCCGGATGCCCGACGGCCCTGACGCGATCACCGACGGTATGAGCGTAACCCGATTTCCCCCTGAATTGCTCTTGACTTGTGCGCAAAACTTACCAAGCATTTCCAGACGTTGCCGGAGTCGGTACGTACACCTCCGGGATTCCCATTCCCACAACGGAAGCATATCGAACGCATGGAATCGCAATTTGTGTGCGTCGCTGTGCACGCCGTCGGTCATGGCGATGCTGATGGACTTGTTCCAGTCGTCGGTGAACAGCTCCCCGTCGAGCACGTAACTATGATCACTGACACTCGCCAACGCCTTGAAAATTCCGTCCATGTTCGACAGAGGTTTGTTGTTCCGGCTCAGCGCCGTGAACTCGCCTTTCCAGTTACGGATGATAACGCACCGGAGTCCGTCCAGTTTCGGTTGCGCGATCCACGCTGCCGGCAGGGCTTCACCTTCCCACGTCTCGCACAACTGCGCGTGCATGACCGGGAACAACCCGGGGAAGAATTCCTTGATGAACGTGTCCGGCCCGATGCCAATCTTCAAATCACGATTGATAATCGCGGCGAACCATTTCTGATTCACGGCGTCGGTGTCGTACGTCAGGAATTCATCGACGGCGTTCACGGCGGCATTCCCGGTGAGCTTGCGCGTGGACAGCTGGGTCAACAACGTTTCAAACGCCAGCCACATTTTCTCCGTGTCGCCATCCGCGTAGCTGGTATGCCGGTTGATCTTGTCTACACGTACCCAGTAATTGATGTATGGATTGTACGTCCAGTTGACGATTTGTTGGAGTAAGGCTTTCGGCACGGAACCGAGTAATGCAATCTTTGCCTTGCGCCCGCTCGTGTTCTTGATGTCCTCGAAGATTTGAAACGTTTTGTTCAGTCTAATCTGATCAGTCATTTTGTGTCCTTCGTACTGTTACGTGAAAATCAATGCAAATCTCGTTGGCGCAGGCAGGGCACTTGTACGTTGCCCCGGTATCGTACAAATTGCGCCCGGATTTGTCATCCACGAGTTGCATAACTTTGCGGCCAACACTCGTGCAATTGCGGCACCTGACCGCAATCTCGACTGCCACACGGTTATCCTCGGCTGACAACTGCCCACCCGTTGACCTTGTACTTGGGATCGGTTGTTTTGCGGCGACGTGCCTCAGCGGGTTCCGGGATCGGTTCCGCCGAGTAGCGGGTTTCGAATTCCGATTTGAGCATGTCCGGCTGGCGGGTGATGACGCCGTTGTATTCCCGGAACCACGAGTACATCACGCGGTCGGGACGGCGGTCGCGTTGAGCGTGGTAGTGAATGGCATCGACATGGGCTTTGTCGCCGGGGATACCCAAGCGATAGTAGGTGCGGTTAACGGTCTCGGTGTACGGCATGTGTCCTCCTATTGTGGGTTGACGGTACGTAAGTACTTGGCGTTTGTGTCGTGGCGTATCACAACGGGCTTGCGGTTTACATTTGCAGCGATTTGAGCCGCATGCACCGCGTATTCTTCGTCCGGGTGTTCGCCGATTGGTCCGAAACTATCTCTCCAATAATACATGTGCCCCATGATTATTCTGCAGCCCGTTCGAAGCGCATATCGAGCCGGGCATTGATGCGTTTCAAATACCGACGAGTGGCCCGACGGCGAATTTTGTACGGTCTGTAATCACCACTTTTGCCGGGGAGCTTTCCGACGTGAGAAGCACGGCCTTCATTACAGATATCCCCCACATCGGGGAATTCCGTAAACCGAATGTTTTTATAAGCGCGCATCGAACCTCCATTGCTCGATCGGATTATCCAACCGATAAGGGAATCTTAAACGAACCTTAAACGGAAGTAAAGAGTTATTTCGGCTGCTCCTGAAATTTCAGCGCATCCGTAACGATCGCGAGCACGAGCGGCCCCGTTTTGTGCGCATCGAAGAACCCACGGCAGACCGCGTTTTCAGGTTCCAGCATTGTGGAGTGGCACACTACGACCGTGTCTTCTTTCACGGCTTTTTCCGTGATTATACGACCGGCCTTGCGTACGACTGAATTCTGGCGGAAGATACACGTCGAGCACTGGCTTTTCATCACGTGCACTTTACCGTCTCTGAAACAGTTAGTTTTCATTTGCTAATCCTCCTTCGGTCGGCCGGGTGCGCTACTTTTTGTTGCGTGTTATATCCAACGTTTGCAATCCGCCCTGTCTCATGGCAATCTCTTCCCATGACAGACCAAACACCCCACCGGGCGTAGACTTCGGTTTATCAAACCGGGCCAGCCGCCTACACCGTTCGGCATAGTCTACGATGTCCCCTGAAGGCACCATGCGAAACGTGCCGTCGCCTACGGGGTCGGCCCCGTGGTCCTGTGTATCGGAAATATTTACCCGGTTCATCATTGCCGCCTGTCCAGTTGTGTGAGCCCGCGCAGTGCGAGCTTACCGGAACGCACCCGTTGTTCCAATTCTAAAACCTTGAATTCATCATCGCCCCAAATCGGAAGCGTCCCCGCAACGGTATGCAAGTAGTCATGCACGTCATCATACACCATATCGCCGGTGATCGACGTCAAGCTAAACCGCTTGCGGAACTTTTCGGCCTTGACCCGGCCGTAAGCGTTGCAGCGTAGTTCCTTCGCTTTGGTCCAATCGGTTGCGTCATGCTTTTTGACTTCGTACATCGCCGCTCTGAAAAGCCGTCGAAGCGTTTCGGTGTTGTACGCCGTTTTGTTGATGATCTTCATGTGCTCGCCCGTTATTTGGTCGGGTTATCCAACCAACACGAACAATCTTAAACGAACCTTAAACGGAAGTAAAGAAACTTATTCGGTCGGTGTTTGCGCGCCGTAAGATTCACGGTGGTCGTCTTCTGGGACAATGTACCCGAGGTTGACCAACCGGACGTAATGCGCAATATACATGCAGCTGACGCGGTCATCATGTGACCCCTTGATGGCTTCGGGCTTACCGCGTTTGGTGCTGCGCACAAATGTCTTGCACTGCTTGATCGTTTCGATATCGTTGATGAGGTGCGGTTCATCGCGAACGATTGCGGCTAACCGGTTCACGGCAATCGGACGCGTCACGGTGCTTGGCGGCCATCCGATGGTTTTCACCAGCACGCGGTCTTTTTTGTCCCATTCATTGTGCTTGTACAAATTGTGGTAGCCTTCGTGCTGCAACGACAAAAGCACAGTACCGCCGTCTCCGATGCGTTCCACGGCAATCATCGCGTCGTTGTACATCCGCCCCAACTCAGCAAGAACCACCCCGAACTCTTCCGGGGGTACCCGCCCCATAAAGGTGGCCATCTGTTCGCCCGTGCGCTCGTCAATTACCGCAGCCGCCGCAAAGTCCGTATCCTTGTCGTTGACCTGCTTACCCGATGCCGAGTCAGCGCCGATCACGTAACGGGCGTTACCCCGACGCGGTTTGTGAATGACCGTCATGCCGTCGTCAGATTTCATGTACGGCTTCACGTTCTCTAATTGCGCCTGACGCATTGTCAAATTGTGACCGTTGAAGAACGGCGAACCGGACAGTAGCCAGCAATCGGTATCGTTCTCGGGGTACTTTTCAGCGAATTCGTGACCGAGCAATATGAGCTTCCGTCGGCGCCAAGTAACCTGCGCGGCATCCAATTTGAATTGGCGCGTTATTTCAGCTTCTTGCTCCAATTGCTGCGGCGACAGTTTGCACGTCAGAATCGTATCGTCTGCTGGTGGGTCGTCGCGGTATTCATCGTCCCAGTGCCACGGATAAAAGAACGCTTGTATCTTCGGGTCGCGACTATCCTTGAATTCCTGATAGTTCTCGAAGAAATAACCACCCGCCCCGTTCGCGGTTGACTCTTTGTCGATGGTCCCCTTGTCCTGCACCGATTCGGATACGTTCGCCATTGTGGCTTCCGGATTTCGCGGCCATCTCGCGACTTCTGTGGACCAGCACGCGGATAACCCGGGTAACCCCTGGCCTACTTCTTCGTTTTGCGCGGTATCGACCAATACCCGGCTGTCGAGGTAGTCGAATACCAGTTCACGCCGCGCCGAATACGTCGTATGGAGTAGGTTAGCGTGCAGCTGCGACCAAAACAAATTCAGTGGGTCGTCGTCGTTGAATGGGTTGCGCTTGCAGAAATACTTGTGGCAGCGTTTGACGATATTGAAATGCTGCGCCCCGT